CCCAGCGTTCAGCTAGTTCGTTTGCGTCTATAGTCTTGGAAATGTCAAAAGTAATTTTGTCATCAGATTCAAATATTTCCATAATTTTCCCTTTTTTTATATATAAGTGTTAATATAGCATAATATTACTAAAAGTGGAGAAAAAATGAAAAAAATTATTAATGAAGAATGGGATCAATCAATAGATAGACTTGCCACCAATAACCAAGTTGATGGCAACCATTACAAACAGCATAACATACAACCTATAGAATACATATACGCAAATAAACTTAGTTATAACTTAGGCAGTACACTTAAATATATAACCAGAAACAAGGGTGGTAAGGAAGATAGAATCAAAGACCTTATGAAAGCCAAACACTTTATTGATCTAGAACTAGAAATGGTGTACGGCGTAGATCAAGAAGGCGAAGATATAGGCAAGTATAGTATTGAAGTTACTATTGGTTAGTTTGCCCTTGCACTTGCTCAACCACGCTAGGTACTACGGGCTGAACAGCAACCGCACTTACAGGAACATCTGGCAAGTTAGGTATTGAGTTTTTAAATCTTTGTATAAATTCTTGTTGTTTTGATTTTGCACCTTTTGCGCTATCTTTAAGTAAATTTTTATTAAATGGTCTTGCTAAAAACGCGTTTAAAAATCTTAACAAACCAAAACCAACGAAAGCACCAGCGCCACCACCAGCAGATATACCTGTTGTTCCAATTAAAGCAGTAGGACCTAAATTTTGTGCTGATCTTAGCAATCCAGACCTTAAAATAAAGGTATTAACATCTGGTAATACTTCAGGAAACTCTTTTAATATATTTAGAAAATCAAATAAATCATCTGCTGTTGTATATTGATAATCTTTTAATAACTCTTTTGTTGCCAAAAAGTTTTTGCTTTTTAAATTACTAAATCCCAATTCATCATATAGTTTGCCAAAGTCTCTTTTGTCACCACGCAAATATTTTGTAAATACATCATCTAAATAATTAGCAGCCAGTAAATTTACTCTATCTTTGCCGACTAAAATTCTTAATTCTTTTACTGCTTCAGGCGATTTGACACTTCCAAAGGTGTTTTGGTACAAATCTTCCAATCTTTGTGATGGTGGTTTACCCACACCAGGTCTTAAAGCGCCTCTACCTAATACCTTTTGGAACTCTTTACCTGTTTTACCCTCAACCACACTCATATATTCTTTAAATAATCTATCGCCAGCAGCCATTAACCTACCAGCTGGATCTCTTGGATCTCTCATTTGTTTTTTAAGTTGTTTTTGCATAGCTGTGATAACTCTGTAAGCAGTTTTGTCGCCTAATTCATTTACAGGATCATATTTTTTTGACAAAGTAGAAAGCCTTTCATCAAGTGCTTTTATGTCTTTGAAATTAATTCTTGTTCCAGATTCTATATTTATTTTTTGCACTAATTCAACAACATCATTAGGTAATTTTGCAAACTCACTACCTGGCAAAGCCCTGTTGCCAACTAAGGCTATATTTCTGAGTGAAAAATAATTACCTTTTTGTTTGTTAAGTTGTTCTGCTTTTTTGTAAACTGATTTATAAGAGTTACGCCAGCTTTCAAAAGATTTCATACCAAATTCCTGTATGAGTTTTGATCGTTCAACCTCTGTTAATGGTTTAATTTTAGCAACAGGCGATATTCTTTTGTTTAATGCCTCGTCAACCGCTTCAAATGTTTTAGCTAATTGTTTTTGACCTGGTGCGCCAGCGAGTGGCATACGACTAGATAAGTTGTATATACCTCTTACAAATGGAGAAGAACTTGCCTGACCTAGCGAAAGTGGTATATCTTCTTCTGCTAGTTTTTTTGCTTGCTCTGCTGCTTCATCAGTAAGGCCCATGGTTTTTTCTAAAAAATTAATTCTATTAGCAGCATCAGGGGTTTGTTTTACAATTTTTTGCTTTGCTTTTAATGCGCTATCTACAATTTTATCTACTGCTGGTTTTAAAGCCCTACCAGCTAAAGGTGTAGCAAGTGTAATAGCACTATCTACTGCACCTGTAACTGCTGCGTCTCTTACCCTTTCTCTTGCAGTTGGAGACGGCATATCGGGTGCTAAAATATCTCCTAAAAAGTCTGCTGCTAAAGACATACCAGCTGCACCAGTTCCAGCACCTAAAGAAGCACCACCAATAACACCCGCTGGACCAGCTGGTATTCCAGCTATACCACCAGCTATTGCCCCGCCAACACCACCAACAACCTCTAAAAAAGATTCTGCAAATGGAGGTAATCTACCAGGATAATCATTTGCATCAATAAGGCCGAGTTCTATGCCAATATCTCTTGTTTTAGCATAGTAAGTTTTAGAATCAATTTTGCCAGCTTGCAAAGCAGCATATCCATCAGATTTTATTTGATTAAAAACCTGTTGTTTATTTTCAATATCTTTAAGTTCTTTATATTTTTCACTCATTGGTATATAAGCCTGTATATTTACCTGACATGCCAAAATCTACATTGTCAGGCTCTAAAATATCTTTTGGCTTACCAGATAATGATAGTATTGCTGAATCAAGTTTTTTAGAAAGTAAAATGCTTTTATTTAATTCTTCTCTATATTTTTCTTTATCGTTGTCACTAACAGTTGTTGATTCAAGACCTTGTTTTAAATTATTGATTCTAGCGTCAACTTGATCTTTAATATTAATATATTTTTCTTTTGCATCATTTTCTGATGTTGCAGCAGTCATAGGTAAATTACCTTTTAAATTTTCATATATCAACATATTTGGCCTGCCTGTAAAATCAGCTGCTAAATTTGCTAAAATTTCTGTGTTTAAACTGTTTCTTGCCCTAACAGCTGCACCTGTTTTTGGATCAACATCAAAGCCCAAAACTCTTGTAAGTTTACTCACGCCCTCTTGCGCAGCGTCTATTGGACCAAACGCTTGATCTAAATTTGCAAAAGTGTCTAAAACATCTGTTTGCTCTACTGTTTGTTCAACATTTTTTTCTACATTTTCTATAATTTGTTCACCTGATAGAGTCGGCGTTGTTTCTCTTAAACCAAGAATATCTTTAGGTGGTACGCCAGCTAGAAAAAGATTTATTTCTGGTTCTGAAAAACCTGCATTTTTTAATCTTTCTACTTGTTGTTGTGTTTGTAGCTGTTGTTGTTGATTTTCTTGTAAAAACGCTTGCCTTTGTAATGTGTTGGCTATTGGATCTCTTCTGCTTAAAACATCTGATAATGCAGCAAGTCCTAAACCTACTCTTTGTTGTCTTTGCAACTGCTCTGGTGTAAGAGGTGTTTGTGGTCTGCCAAAACTCATATTATCTTCCTAAAAAACCAAACGGATTTATACCACCCAAAGCCAAAGATCCAAATAAACCAGATACTCCACCCAATATATCGCCAAGACCTGTGCTTTGTCTGCCTGTTTGTGTTGTTGTGATTAAAGGTGTTCCCATACCGCCTTGTAATAAACTTAGTTGTTGCGGTCCATAACCTAGCGCTCTTTGGAACTCGCCTCTTGAAGCATCTATGCCTCTTTGTTGTAGCGCTTGCTGTTGCGCGCCTATGCCGCTTAATAAACCAAGGTTTTGTAGTTGTGATCCTTGTAAACCACCAAGCAAACCAGCTTGTTGCTGTCTTGCTCTTAGTTCTAATTCTGGGGCAAACATAGCTAATTGTTGTTGTCTTGCTAGATCGCTCTCCGCCGCCCTTTGCGCTTGCTCGAAACCAGCTTGTCGTAAGTTTGCTGCTGTTCTTGCCTGTGCATCTATAAATGGTCTTTGTGATTCTGATTCTAATATTGCAGATCGTGAGCCACCAAATGCGCCAGCCCTGATTGCTCTATCCTGCGCGCCACCACGCGCTATATCTGCCTGTCTTTGTATATCGCCTAACGCTTGATCTATTACTTGTTGTTGAAACGGCGATTGATACTGTTCTATAGGCGCAGTAAGTAATGATCCTACTTGACCAGTCATAGGTCTTTGTTGTTGTGCTAGTCCTTGTAGGGCTTGCGTTGGATCAAACGCCATACCAGATTCAAATAGTCCTCTAGTAGCCTGAAACTGCTGTAGTTGATCTGGATTAAATCCAGCGACCATTGGGCCTGTATAGGGTATAAATGGCTGTTGTGAGAGTCCTCTGGCTCTGCCAAATAGTTCTTTAAATTGTTGTTCTTGGAAAGCTGGTAAACTAGCTTCTTGAACTGTTGTGGTTTTTCCTTTGCTCATAAGTCTTTTCTAATTAAATATTCTGTTTCAAATCCAAGATGTTTTATTTTTCTAATCCATCCTTTTCTTCCGCCACCATAAAGTCTTTTTATACCTGCCGCCTTTGCAAATGCTTCTATTGACGGCAACATTTCTTCTAATTCTTTATAGTCACCACCACAAAACAAAAGGTTTAACGCTTTTACTTGTGGATATAGTACAAACTCTGTTATATAAGCAGACCTTTTGCCTGGCCATAAGTGGAATATTCCTGATCTTATTTTATCTTCAATATCGTTAATTGTATAGGAATCTTGATACTTTACTGCTTTTTCAATAAAAGGCTTACATCTAGCCC